AGTCTGATTATGTTGTCATGATCCAATGATCCTGTGATAGCCGTCACGGTGAACACAGCCTGATCATTGGCTACGTCAACTAACACCACACAGTCTTTGAGCTGATCAAATAGAATGCGTTTGCTCAGTGGCACTTTGATAATTTCATCAATTTTGCGAGCCAAAGGCCTAGCACCCATTTTGCTGTCGTATCCTTTGTCTGCCAAATAATCAATCATGGTTTCAGTCAAATTCAGTTTGATGTTTTTTGTTGCAAGATTTTTACGCAGTTGATCAACAAACTTTAGCACAATTTTCTTTATGGCCAAAGTTGGCAACTTGCGGAATTTACAGACTTGATCAATGCGATTGCGTAGTTCGGGCCTGAAAAACTCTTTCATGGCCCGGTCCTCTTCACCGCTTTTTTCCAGAGAGCCAAAGCCAATGTTGTTGTTTTCGTTGTCACGAGCACCAAGATTGCTGGTCATAATTATGATGGTATTTTTGCAATCCACACGCTTGCCATTGGAACTGGTAATGTGGCCTTCGTCAAGCATCTGCAGCATGATGTTGGTAATGTCGGGGTGTGCCTTTTCAATTTCATCAAACAATACCACTGCAAAAGGGTTTTTGCTGAGATCGCTGATCAGTTTGCCACCGCCCACGTTGCCATCTTCAAATCCCACATAACCAGGTGGTGCGCCAATTAGACTACTGACTGAGTGCCGTTCTTGGTATTCACTCATGTCATAACGCAACAGTTTCATGTCAAGATGCTCACTGAGCAAACGAGCCAGTTCGGTTTTGCCTGTTCCGGTGGGTCCTAAAAACAAAAACGATGCCATGGGCCTACGTTCAGTGGTCAGACCTGAGAACGAAATATAAACACGATCCAGCACTGATTCCACAGCCTCGTCCTGTCCATACAAACTTTGCTTGATATTGCTGTCAAGTTCAGTGAGTCTAGCTGATCTTTCATTTTGCAATCGGTCAGTGGGCACACCTGTGACGCGGGCCAACTGTTCTTCGATCATGGCACGGTTTACTGTGATTAGGCCAGCATCTTTCACACGCTCTCGGGCGCAGGCAGCATCAATCAAGTCAATGCTTTTGTCAGGATTCTTTTTGTCATGAATATAACGGTTGGCCAATTCAACTGCTGTTGTGATAGCCTCTGTTTCAATGAGTACATTATGAAATTGTTCAAGCCTAGGTGATAGGCCAATGAGAATTTGTTCCGTGGTCGCAGCATCCGGTTCATCAATTGCCAAACGATAAAAACGCCGCATGAGTGCGCGATCTTTTTCAAAGCTTTCATAGAATTCTTCCCAGGTAGTTGACCCAATCACTTTGAGATTGCCTCTAGTGATAGCTGGCTTGAGCATGTTGGCAAAATCAAGACTACTCTGGCTGCTGGAGCCTGCCCCTTTGATAGTGTGTGCTTCATCAATAAACAACACACATTTTTTCTTTATCTCTAAAGCTGCAATCACGGCTTTGAGTTTTTCTTCAAATTCACCGCGATATTTTGATCCTGCCAACAGTGAGCCTACTTCTAAACTCCATACCTCGTGGTCTTTCAAAAATTCTGGCACCCGGCCAGCTGCCACTTCCTGGGCTAGGCCTTCCACAATGGCCGTTTTTCCCACGCCTGGATCGCCCACCATGAGCACATTGGCTTTGAAACGTCGAGCCAACACAGCAATCATTTCTTGCAATTCACTGCTTCGGCCAATCAGAGGTTCTAATTGATTTCGACTTGCAAGTTCAGTAAGATTGATACAGTACTCTTTGAGTATTTCTGTAGCTTGTTGAGAGTTCAGCGCAAAGTCTGCTTGGCTGTAGGTTTTTTGCCAGTGATCCAAGAAATCGGCTTTTTTCATGCCATATTTCAACAAGAAATAGTGTGCATGGCTGTTAGTTTCGTTCATGATGGATAGATACAGATCCACTGTGGTCATGGTACGACGGCCAGTAAACATGACCTGCACATTGGCTCGATTGAAAACTCTTTCCAAAGCCGTGGTTTTTCGAGGCTGTAAATCTTTGACATCCTTGGTAATACTGTTGAGATTTTGGAGGTAGGTCATGATTTCTTGAGTCATGATATCTAGTTCTACTCCAAATGATGCAACACAGCGAGCAAATGGCTCATGCCGCAGCAAAGCCAACAACAAATGTTCTGTAGTCACAAACTCATGTTTCAACTCAGCAGCTATGGTAACTGCGGTGTGCACAATTTGTTCAATTTCAGGGTTGGTTTGCATAACTGTGTATCCTCAAAATAAAACTATTATATTTGGTCTGCAGACAAAATGCAAGTACAAAGGTATTTAACTGCGCCATTTTTGAATTGCTGACACTAGATCTGGATCAATTTGCGTGGGAATGATGGGATTGATTTTGATCAACAGATCGCCAGTGGGTCCATTGTGTTTGGGTATGCCATGCCCGCGCACTCTCAACACTGTGCGAGCCTGGCAGCGTTCGGGTACTTTGATACTGATCTGCGTATTGGTTATGGTAGTGACCACGATATCACCTCCCAAGATCATGTCCCAAACACTTACATCTTGTTCTATGATAAGATTGAGACCATCTCTTTGCCAACGTGATTCTGGATGCACTCTAAACTGCACTACGAGGTCTGCACCACCTGGTGCCAGCCCAGGGTATTGCACAGTTTCACCATCGTCGATGCCGCGAGGTATGTCAATTTCTATGGTATTTGATCCTGCACCTGTGCTCACGGCCACTGGGCGACGGCCTCCTGTGATAACATCTGTGAGACGAATCCACAAGCTCAGTCTCACAAATGGTTGCTGCTGTCTACGCTGGGCAGGTCCTGCACCCTGTGTAAACATTGAACGAAAAATATCATTGATATCGCCGCCAAAATTGAAATGAAACCCACCCGGCCCAAAATTTCCAAATTGTGGCTGGGGGCTGTCGTAGGCCTTTTTTTTGGATTCGTCGCCCAATACATCGTAGGCAGCTTGAATTTCTTGAAATCGTTTGGTATCGCCTCCGCGGTCAGGATGATGTTGCGACGCCATTTTGCGATAGGCTCGTTTGATTTCGTCGGCAGAGGCGGTGCGAGCAACTCCAAGAGTTGCATAATGGTCAGTCATGAAAAAGCCCTGTGTGATTAATTATACAGGGCTTAAAGCGGTCTTGCAATTACTTTTTGTCAGGAACTTTGTTGCCTTCTAGTTTTTGATGTACTTTGACTTCTTTGCAACTTTGTTTGGTTTTGCCTGTTTTGCTATCTTTGACTGGTTTGCCATCTTTGTCTTTTACATCAACACACACGGTGCGAGTTTTTGGCTCCTCAGCAATGACAAATTGACCACTTAGAGCCATCGATGCTGCTAACAAAATTTTGGTTAGAGTTTTCATAATTTACCTTTCTTTTTAGAGTTATTGCTGCATCCAAAGATGTCGAGCACCATGTGGACGCAGATTTGTCAGGCACTGCTTTTGCAGGTAGGCTTCTAAACCTGCTTCAGCCAGCGCCACTTGAGTTTTGACCTGTATCCAGGCATTGGCCTGAGATTGTTGATCCAGCAGTTTGATATGTTGCTGGGAGGCTGTGTGATATGGAGTGTTTGACATTAGTGCTCGCCTTTGTTGTTTTTGGATGCACCTGATCTGTTTGGTACAAATTTTTCCACAGCAGTGGCACCTATGCCCACCATGGCCAAATAAATCATGGCATCAAACATAAATGGCTCAACTCGGTAATTCCAAAAAAGATTGGCCACAAAAGCCACGGCACACAGCAAGAAAGCCGCGAATGCAATCACACGTTTGCTGCTGATTGATTCATCGTGGCTGTCATTGAGCATGCCGCGCAACATATCAACGCTCCGGCCAGTTGGTCACAGGCGGTGGTGCTGCTTTGCCGCCCCAACCCTGCATGACATCTCCACCGCCCATCACTGGTGCAGCAGGTACGGCAGTGGTGCCCCAGCTGGGGGGAGCCGAAAATGCAGTGGACATTGTGTTACCACCCAATGGTGCACCGCCAAATCCACCGCCGGCACCAAAACTGGGTGCAGCTGGCTTCACAGCAGAGGCAGCAGCTTTGGCAGCAGATTCTTGATTTTCAGCTGCCTGCTTGTGAGCTGCCAACATGGCTTCTTGATCTTCTTTGCTGCGGCCAGCCAACATGATGCCACTGAGTGTGCCTGTAAGGAATGTGGCAATGGGCACTATGAGTTCAAAGAACTTTTGATCAATAGGCGATATTGCGTTGAGTGGTTGGGTTACAAAAATCAAGCTGTAAAGAACCACAAACACAATGCCTGTGAGTGTGAGCGCAAGGCACACCCCAATAAAGAACTTGAGGCGAGCCATCAACTGCTCTTCGGTATAGATAAATGTGTCGTTACTTTGCACAGTTGGCTCCTTGGGGGATGGCCGGGCAAGCAGCCGGCGCGGGTCTAGGTGTTGCAAGAGTTTGATTGGCATTGTCAGGGGGTCCTAGTCGGGGGTCACGTTGGCCTCTAAAGATGTGTTCAGGGCAGGTGCGAGTGACATCGCATAGCGGCAGTTTGCATATGTCTTTTTCCCAGTTCTTGGGATCTTGACAAGGGTATCTAAAACGATCGCTGCCGAATGCTGCTAAACCCACGGGCAAAGCAATCAAAAACAGCAACGAAAAAAACAACTTACGATCATTCATTGGTCAGCTCCAAGTTTATTTATTTTACCATTGAGTCAAACTGACACAGCGGCAATACTTGAATCAAATTTTCATGCGTCAATATCCAAATCTTGCTTTGTATTGAGAGTACAGTCCTTGGACATCGGCCAACGTCAACACACCACTGTATGCTTTGACAAAACCTATGTCCCCAGTTTGTACTTCTGAGCCTGCTGCTCTACTGAACAATCTCAGCTGATTGAACCCACCAAATCCTGCATTGGTTGCTGTTTTGTAAATAGCCGAAGGTTGTGTGTTTGAGGCAATGTACAAATTGGCCACCGAGGTTGATGTGTTAAATGTGCCCCAGATAAATTGCCAGTTGGTATTGGCTATGTCTGATGAAAGGTTCACAGTGCCATTGGGATAGAACACATTCATGTAATTACTGCCCGCACTGTAACTGCCCATGAGCCAGTCTTTGCTGGCTTCACTTTGTGTGTTCAATAATCTACCATTGGCTGTGGTTGACAGCTTGTAGGCCATGAACACAGTGTAACTCTGCCCTGTGACCCAGTTGGGACCACCGTACATGGTGTCAGTTGTGGTGGTGCCTGAGCCGGTAAATCTAAACACGCCACTGTTGGCCGAATTCCAAGCAATTCTAGAACCAGCGTTGGCCACCGTGATGGCAAAACCGCCTGTGCCCGCCACAGTGCTTCCGTTGACAGGCACTGCTGAGTAGTTGGCAGCATCTAGATCATACACCAAAGTGGCAGAAGGCACAAACCCGTTTTCAAGGGTAATACCGGGTCCTATCTCAATTCCTGGGCCAACGTTTATTGGCATTTATAACCCCATCACGTGTAAGGCATGATTGGTATGTTTGATACGATCTTCCAGGCCAATGAATCCGCCATTGATGGCTCGTGTGAGTCCTTTGACGTCGTTGACATCGGCAAAGCGATTCAGCTTGTTTTGCTCCCAGAAGAAACAGGCACTCTGTGCCGAGCCTTCAAAGGTGGCCAAGTAATCTGCTGCTTCTTCCACTGGTATGCCCAGGCTGCCAGCAAAGAAAGTGTAGTTGTCTCGGCCAGTAAGCTGAATCAAGCCACGCCCGCGATAGCGCCAGCCATCGCCCGACGCTTCGTCGCCATTGCCCATTCTATTGGCATACACTCGGTTGGCAATCATTTGCGGTTTGCGTTCGTACTGTTGTGCCAGTTCAGCTGTGGGAAAATACTTTTTGAAGGTGTTCACAAGACTGGCAGCACGATAGTTTAGATTTTCTTCTATGAAAGCAAAGCTGCCGGATTCGTGTGCACACTGCGCAATAAAGTGTGCTACTCTATGTGGTGTGTTGATGTCGTAATCTGGCAGCAGTTGCTCCAAGGCACGATACCAGTGTTCAATGTGACGGTTTTTCACCATCTCTTTGAGTTGTTCCAGTGTGAGAATGCATTTGCTCATGATTGTTTTCCTAGCCTTTGTTCAAAATATTTATCATGGCCAAAAAGCCAAAATGTCTTGCCTGTGTATTTGCTGACTATGTTGGTTTTTAAAAAAACTTTTGAATTTGTAGTTGTACATCAGGGTCTGTGATGCCTAAATGTACATTCTTTGCCCAAGCAAAATTTGCCAACCAACAGCCCAAATATAAATCATCGACTGCGGCCCAATTAGTAACTGCTGGATGCTGACCAAGCCAATCTGCTATCTCATGCGCTCTTTGTTTGTGATAATTGGATGAATTTGGCAGCCAGGCCGTTGAATCTATCGGAGGCTTGATCACACCTTGAGCATGATAAAATTCACACATCTCATCAAACGTTACCCGCAGTTTCCAATCGCTGGAAATCACAATTTCAGCACCAGTGATGTGTAACAATTGATTAAGCACACTCACTGCTCCAGGATCAAAATTGTGTAAATTGGTGACTTCGTTGTTAGAGAATTCATCACTGGTGGGCATACTGTTTTTGGATCGTACGATTTCTCGTGAACTGAGGCACATCACTCCGTAATGATCTAAAAACAATATTTTCAAACTGCGACCGCTAAGTCAGTGTTAATTTCCAATGATTCTAGTCTGGAAACATACCATTCAATCATGGCAAGATCAAACTGTTGCTCAGCCAATCTTAGTCCATGAAAAAATCGATCATCAATCTGGTGAAATTCTGATCTGCTGCGCAATGGGCGAGAGTCTTTGACAAACTTCATATCCTGTATAGGATAGATATTGTTGAATCTACATGATGTCAATATGCTGTTTGAAAACAAGTTCATATGATGATCTGTGATAACGTTGTAGTATTCAATGGTATCTACAATCACTTGCTTGTTGATCAGGGTGATCTCTTGACCGTGTTCGTTGACTGTGATGGTCCCAACAGGAGTGGCATCAGTCATTGGATAGGTAAACGCACCTGCTTGCTTGTTAAAGATACGATGCTGATCAAATGTGCGTAAAGTTGTGCCATCACTGAATGTGAGTAGGTTATACTGACTTCCTGTTTCACTGCGTTTGATCCACATGGCTGTGGTTTCCGCATAGCAACCACGATCAAAGTCCCAGCTCAACATCTTGTCAGTGTAGGTGATGTGTTCGATTGCTTTGTGTGTGCCATTGCTGAGTGCTATCTGTGTTCCAGCCAACAAGCAAATGCCCGATGTTCCGGTGGCTGAGTTAGAATAGAATGTGCCAGCATTGCTGGTCACATAAGCAAACACCGTAAACTGTGCGGAATTCAACCCAGTCGTAAAGGTTAATGATACTGTTCCAGGAATACTGCCCAAGCTACCAGTCTTATACTTTTCACTTGTTGTGCCGTCGGTGATGATCACACCATATTCAGTCACTGGAATAGTATTGGCCACTGTTACATTGGCACCCCCTTGGCCGCCACCAAACAAACCAGCTGGCCTGGCCTCAACCGTGATGGTTTGTATAGTGGGTAGGATTGTTTGACTGGGAACTGATGCTGTGATGCCAGTGAGTTGACTACCATTACCTAAAATATAAGCACCGGTGACGTTGCCTACAGCACTGACGTTGCCAGGAGCAGTTAAATTACCAGTGTTGCCAAAGGTCCAGGTCTTAGAATCATTTAGAGAATTTGCAACTATTTGTGCATCACCAATGCCGGCAGCAAGTTGAACATTTCCAGCCGGAGCATAAAATGCAGAAACATTGGCATCACTGCTGATAGAAAGATAATCAAAATTTATTCGACCAGCGGTTGGTAATGTCAGGGTGCCATCTGCATTCCAATACCACGATTTGGTTACTTGAGTACCACTACCATCGCGTTTGGCAATATCCAAGGTAGCATTGTTTTGTGATACATAGAAGTTTGAGTTAATGGCCATATTTGGGGCCACGGTTAGATTAGCGTTTTCCCACATCAACTGTGAATATTGATCACTCTGCATAGTGATACTTTCACTAACTGGTGCTAGTATTACGCTATTAGGGAATTGTGTAGTACCACCTGTGCCAAAGGTCCACTGCGCCGAGTTGCCTGCGTTGTCGTTGGTATTGACAACAATATTACCGGTGTTGGCCAGTTGTATATATTTGTTGTCATCGCCGATGAACTGATTGAAGTATTGATTGTTGCCGGTGTCAAAATGTATGTGGGTGGGTTCGTCAATGATATTGCCCCGCACTCGCAGGTATAAATCATTTACCAGGGACACAGGATCCGGTGCAAGATACAGTCCACTCTGTGTGTTGCTGGTTCCGGTGCCGATCACTGCCTCGCCATTGAATGTGATACCGCCGGTTACTCGGTTACCGTTGGCATAGTTTATTGCAATAATATTGCCAGGCAATGTCAAGTTGCCAGAGGCATCAAAGTTCCAGTTGTTTGCGTTGGTACCAATTATTATGTTACCTGTTGCACCAGCTTCTAGTTTTACATACTTGCTGTCGTCGCCAAAGTATTGATCAAAATAAGCGTTATTACCAGTATCAAGGTGTATGTGTGTGACAACATCACCGCCACGCACTCGGATATATTGTAAATTGCCCACACTTTCAGTGCCTGGAGCCAAATACAGGCCGCCGCCACCTTCTGGATTACCGGTGCCTACAACTGCTTGATCGTTAAAGGTCACATTGCCGGTGTTGGCTGATGCAGTTATACCAGTCAACTGACTACCGTTGCCAATAAAGAAGTTACCAGACACATTGCCGGTGACTGATATAAGGCCAGCTGTTAGGATGTTGCCACCTGTGACGTTGCCAGAACTTACTAGACTGTCCACATTGGCTGTTTGGAAATACGCCACACTATTGAGACTATTACTAAGCGTAC